TGAGTCAACCAACACCTGAATCAACCAATCTAGGAATCTGACCTACAAGAGGAGAAATACTAACCTCTGAATTGTAAATTAATTCACTAAACAGGTTACGAACTGTTATACTTTTATCTTCTAGGTAACCACTAGTTCTATCTTTTATTAAGATTAAGGCATCTGGTGCTGCGACATTCGTTGCCTCTAATTGTTGTAAGCGTCTTGCCATGAGTTATAACTCCTATTTTTAAAGTAAGCGGAGCGTCCTCCGCCCCTGTTAGTCTGTTTTTATAATGAAGATCACTGAGAAGTTTTTAGGTCTTGCCTCCGAACCTACGGAGTCTGTGTTATGGGTGTGTTCTGTAGACTCAGATGTATTACCTGTCCACGAGCGTGAAGCTGTGAATGTAATTCGAGCTGTAGCACCACCCCCCTCAGACCCTGCACCACCCCCTCCTAAAACTGAGGTGAACACCCCACCTTTAGGGTTTTGATTTAATCTATCATCTCCTCCAAAATACCCTTTAATTTCCATCGAACCACGGGTGTGTGTGTGTTTACCAGAAGAGTCTGTTGTATGATGGTGAGATTTATTGTCATCTTCCTGTAAAGTATTGATAAGTCTGTCAGTGTCAACTCCACGACCATTATCTAAACCTCTTGGAAAGTAACCCCGAGTGTCAACTAAACCTTTAGGAAACAACTCAGCTAATTTGTGAAAACCTTGAGCAATTAAAGTATCTCTAGGTTGCCCTTTAATCTCTATGTAACCTTTTGGTATTTCTTGCTCAGACATCCACATCTTGACTTCCCCTACAAGACTACTTATATACTCTGAGGTGTTAGTGTACGCTTTATTAACAGCACTAATAGTTGCGTATTTGGTATTTGATGTGTCTGTAGGGTTGGAACTTACCTCCCAATTATAAATCTTACTTAAACCTACCTGAGATTTAGTAACTTTATGAGGGTTATTCCCCTTATCAGCGTGTTTTCTCACCTTTTCAGAGGTCTCTTGACTAGAGTCTACATCTATGTTCTTTCTAGCAGTATAAATGTCTAATACGTCACTGAAGTTTTCAGATTGTATTAATTGTTTATTATTTGTGATCTCACCTAATAATACCGTATCTTTTGTAATACCATGTGGGTTTGTAGTTCTATCAAGGTTATGAGCTTTTAGTAAGTTAAAGACTGTAATCTTACGGTCAGAGTCCCCTTGTTTTATGTGTAAATAGTCCCCACCACCTGAGTTAACATCGAACGCAGTTGGTAGGTCTCTAATCTCTTTTAATTGTCCAGACATTATTAAGGATCCTTATGAGGGTAATTAGTTAGTGTTGTAAAAACCTAAATCTTGGTGAGTATCCATACTATGTTTAGTAAAAGTCCCTGTGTCAGTTTTTTCCCAAGTTCCTCCCCAAAATAATCTTGCATCATCAACAGTAAATTCTGTTAAAAACTCTCCGCTGTTAGGGTCTTTAAATTTAACTCTAACCTCTTGATTAATAACTTTTACTGTTCCGATTGGTTCAAAATTTTCAACTTGAACAGGCTTCTCTTCGGTAGCGTTACGTTCAATTACAGGGGCACCTGATAACCATTTAGCGTACTGGCTAAAATTAAACATAGCATCATTGTGCCAAACTCTAGCCCAAGGTTCTCCTATTTTTAAACCTGTTCTTTGAATTTCCTCAGAGGGGGTGAACTTAGTACGACTGCCTTGAAAGTCATAAAAGTCAGTAGACCATTCGAAGACTAAACCAGTGTCATAGTCTTCATCATTTGTGAAATTACTCATAGTTATTCCTTATCTAAATTAATTTGTGAAATTTCAAGCATTAGACCACAAGTGTTTGATGGGCGTATTAAATCTCTGTACTCAACGTTCATATCCTCAATTCCTAATGAAGTGTCTACGCTAAAATCATCGATGCCGTATTTGTTGTCTCCTATAGGGAGAACCCTATCATCTTCTGAGGGGTATTCTGTAGGAGGTATGCTGGATTCTACTTGAAAACGGTGAATTTGGTTCTCAAACTCAGGTAGTATTCCATTTTTGAAACCCACTCCGTACGTTGATGCTACGTCTTTTCTGACCCCAATCCAATTATCTACACTATCAACAAGCTCATCTTGGTCTTCTCCTATCTCACTATTAATCAACTCAAAAAGGTCTAATAAGATGGAGGCAGATGTATCTAAAGTGGTGTTAGCGATTAACGTGATGGTTACGTCCTCTTGCCCTTCAAATTGTAGGAGAGCTCGTCCAGTACCTGTTATGTCTGTTGTAGCGATTACAGTAGAACCACTTTTATCTGTTACTTGGAGAGTAGATGTGATGTTAGTTTTATTAGTTTTGTGAAATACAGACAAGGTGTACTGTGCTGTACTATCTAACCCAGTAATCTTCTGAGAGATCTCTGAGCTTACTGCCTCACCTTTAGATTCCATCTTAAGGACTCCATCATTGTGAGGGGTTGGGTTAGGGTCTTCAAATGTTATCTGGTAAGATACAAAATTCTCGTCATACTCCCAACCTTTAAGGTCAAAGTCGAAAGAAGGGTTAATAGTTTTGTTAGAACTAAGACCTAATTTTGTAAGAGGGTTTTGATTTAATTCGGAAGGAATGAATAAAGTAGACTCACCGAATCGGTGAAGACCTAGTACGCAAGACCCTGTTGTGATTGGAGAAGCCCAGCGTAAATACCTAGCTTCTTTAGTTTCGATACTAACATTAAACAATACATTAGCATCTACATACCCATAAACAAGAATACAACCCATACGATAAGGTTTTTGATTAGCATTCATATGTTCGAAAATACGAGTACCACTAATACCTGTAGTTGCCTCTAGTATCTGTCTTATCCTGTTAGGTGTTCCATCAGAGCTTCTTCTCATTATCTCTGAGATTAAAAGTTCTCTGTACTCTGAATCGGTAAGACCTTCAGGAAACGCAATACCAAATAACTGACCGTATCTTTCAAGGTTTGTTCCCTCTGCTGTAAGAAATAAGGTCTTTGTCATGAGGTCGTATAAGTCATTCTCAACTTCTTGAATCTTATCTGTCCAAGTCTTTAATACTGCTTGAATAACAGGTTTTCCTTTAAACTGACCAAGTAAGTTATCATGCGCTATTTCTGTATGGTTAAAAATCTTTGATGGTATTGACATAATAGTATACATCCTTTTGTAGGGTTTGTCAAGTAATTCTTACGTGTAGTCAGGGAGATCTCCTTTGTACCTTTTAACTTGAATTCTAGAATTTGTGAAGTTAGTGATCTCTTCATCAGATACAGATAAAGATGCTGAGGTATAGTCGTCAGGAAATTGAGGAACTATATCAACATTAGATACAGATGCTATGTAGATGTTGCAATCCTCGATACCTTTTACGTTACGATATACATGAGGGATGAACCTATCAGTAATAACATCTTCACCTATTTGTAGAGTTTGTCCGTAGTTAGCTAACTCTTCTGCCAAAATTAACTCACCTGATTTAGGGAAAGACTCTTCGCTGTACAAGTTATACTCCACTCTGACATAGATAAATTGAGTAGTTGGTCTAACAAAAGATACCTCATGTACTTGACCATTAAAATCAATAATTGAGTGTTTCTCTGTCAAAGGATTATTCGGTGTAGCGTAACATTGGATACCTGCTGGTTTATTCTTCCAAATAGTCTCCGCTATAAGATTTCCATCACCGTTATACACAATCACTTGAAAGCTTTTAGGTGGGAGTGCTTTACTATCATTAGAGGTTAAATCAGTAGTATTTCGAACCACTTTAACTGAAGAAACCCCAAATACACTAGCAACAGCTCGTTGTATTGCGTCAGAAGTACCTCCTGCGACTTGCATGTAAGCGTTCAAAACTCTCATTCGTAGTTCTTCATCAGTTTCAATACCACGACCTCTCTGTAGGTCATACGGGTTATCTACGTTGTGGATAGGTAATGATCTCTGATTGGGTAAGAATATAGTGATTGTATGAGCTTTAGCTGGGATGTTTCCTTGGACATCTGCATGTACTATTGCAGGGGTTACTACATCAATGAAATCAAAGTAGGTAGTCCCACTTATTGACATGTTTTGTCCTGTGTTTACTTTTTTAATAAAAATGTAAGGGTCTCCTGAAGCATCTAGTAGGACTTTAACATTCTCAAATTCTGCATTATCTTCTACAAGCATAACAGATATATCTGTTAGTATCTCTAAAGCTGTTTGGTCTGGTGTAGGTTCACGTCTGTATGTAGATGTAGCTCCAATCTCCCCAGCTTCTATTGTGTAAGAGGAATCTTGTACTAGTGTTCGTATTTTAACTTTCACTTCAATACAAGAGGTGGATGTAACTTCAATCTCACGTTCTATGTTGAATACATCTCCAAGGGTGGACTGTACTTTAGCAGTACTTTCTACAATTGCTCCATCATTCCCTGTGAACCATACCACACCTCTAGTATAAGAGGCTGGTAATCTAACCACTCCAACTAATAAGGCTAAGTTATCTAGCAAAAAACCCTCAGCACTAAGTAGGTTAGATGAATCATACACCACTGTAGATAGCTCCCAAAGAGATGTGCAGGAAAGTGCCATAATACTGTTGTATACACCCATTAGCGCATCTTCTGAAAGGTCAGCTACTCCTCCGAAGAAATTCTGTAAAGTTTCTTGTAACTCTTTTTGTGTGTCCTCATAACGAGGTGGGTTGAATCCTGTGACTTCTAACATTATATATCTCCTACTTTTAGGTTAAATACTTCACCACCTACAGTCTCAATAGAGACCTCGATACGAAGTACTCTTGATGGTAAAATGGTAGAGGTGTAAGATGAAACTCTTAAAACATCTTCTACTTGTGTGATGTACTTAATCATGAAGTTATCTACAAAGTTTTTGGTATTCTTTTTAGTAAAGAACTCTTGGTAGTATGGAACTCCTGCGTGAATGTTCTCAAACCACTCGTTTTGTTTTGTGAGTATAGCGATCTTAACACGCTGGGCTACGACTAATTGGTTAACAGTTAATAACTCAATCGACCCTTGGCTTAAGTCTAAGTCGTGAGTGTTGGTATCTAATCTTAAATCAGTAGGCATTATTTAGTTCCTTTTCGTCTTGATTTGAACTTGATAGACTTTTCGAGTTCACCTGACTCTACAAGTGGTGCGTTAAACCCTTTAGCTTCAATAGTAGCTGGGGCATTCCTAGTAAGGGATGGGCTTCCGAATACAGCTTTAACATTACTCACAGCCGTAACACCTGTCCTATTTAAAGCGTTAATAATTGTGGGGTATGTAGTGACTCTGCCGTTTGATTTCCTAAGTACACTACTCATAGCTTTTGTAGCTGAAATTCCCCAAGATACCCCATACTGTTGTGTGCTTACTTTCATAACTGGTCTAGCAGGGAACTTAGATCCATCAGAGAGTTCATGTATAGCTAATAGTGCAGCATTGTGTATTTTTGCTCCACTGTTTTTACCTGCGTCCCTGAAAACCCCAATAGCTAACTCTACTTCTTTAATCTTATTAATGGATTTGAGTAAGTTTTCTAAACCTTTAGTATTATGTTTTACTTTCATCCTAAAGCCCTTGAATCTGTTACGTGGAAAGCCTCAAACTCCTCCCTAGGTACATACAGCATTTGGTAGTTATTTTCTCCTCCAAAATTATTCCGTGTTAGTAATCCACCTTTTTCTACAGTTTCTGAAGAAGTAGGAATAATAAATAGGTTACCTTCAGCTCTCCATGAGTCAATTCCAAACACTATCAATGGTTGGTTAATAGATAATCTAATCCCCTCTTCAATAACGTTCATCTTTGAATCTCTGACATCAAGAAACCAACTAGAAACTCTAGTGTTCCAAACAATACGAAGAGTTATAGGGATGTTATCTAAACTCATAGGGAGTGTGTAAGCTGAGTAAGTTGGTAGGTTTAATTGCTGTGCCATGACAACTCCTTATTATTTTGTTGGTTGTGGGGTAGGTGGGTTAGTTGGGTGTAATGTTGGGCCACCAGTGTGTATATCCAGCACATCGTGTACATGCTTAAACAAACTAACCCCATTAGCTGTCACATCCCCCTCTACTGTCACATCCCCTTTAATAATTATTTCACCTGTAGGGGAGATTCTTATCTCTGTCTTACCACTAGAAAGGGTTAAACCCATTTTATCATCCATTGTCAAGAGTTGTAGTTGAGCCTCTCCTTGTGCCATGTGAAACTTATCTCTATGTTTTTCAATACTAGATGGGTTTTTATAATTTCTAGCTCCTACTTCAATGTACGGGCAGTTGTGGGTGTGTTTTGCGGTTCCATCTTCCTCAACTAACGCTGTATTGCTTACGTTAAGGAGCCAATTATCCCAATCCATTCTAGCAAAGTGTACGAATACAACATCATCAACCACAAGAGGTGCGTACATTACAAAATTACCCATCTGAGGATACCTAACAGGGACTCCTGAGAGTCTTGTAGGTGCTTTATCTACTGTTCCATCAGCATAGACTCTTTTTAAAAGTAGTGTAACATCTGCTGTTGAGTTTTCTGGGTAGAATCTTATAACTTTAGCTACTTCTGTTGTGTAGAGTTCATCGATTACAAATTTAATTGTCTGTTTCTGGTTATCTAAACTATTCATACTATTCCTTAATCCTACCTGTTATAACTGTATCCCACAGGGTTCCGTCATACGATAATTTTGTCTTAAGTCCAATAACAGCAAACTCTTCATCTCCTGTTACCGACTCTTGGTAGTAGTTCTCTTTTGTTGGGGCAGCGATAAGTATGCTATCTCCTATAGACACCTCAGGGATTAAGTAACATCTTATGGTTATTTCTGAGATTGCTAGGTTATGTATTTGAGGGGTAGTAGTTCTTTCATCAATTCCTACCTCAACTTCCCCCTTAATTCGTGACCTAGGTATAGTATGTAAGAACTTGTTAGAACCTATAATAGTAGGTCTTTTATCAACAACCATCACACGACCTCTGTGAAACATCCAAGTTATGACTATTCCTTTTTTAGGTTGGCTGGCTTTTCTGCAAACAAAGTCTAAAGCTTTAATGATTTGACCTGTAGGTATGTCAGCTTTTTTTAGGAAAACTAAGGTATTTATATCCTTGAAGTTTAACTCTATAGGGTAATCCAATAGACCTGCTAAAACATTTAAAGCCACCGATACCTTAGAACCTTGTGTAAAGGTTAATGGCTCTGTAAGTGTAGCTTTAAGTGCTGTGTGTTGCCCTTCTTGACAGAAAACAGTACTAACTACATCAACTCCTGTATTATCGTGGGAGGAACCTACTATGTCTCCTGAGTAAACTACATTTAAACTGTTTGGGGTTTGAAGAACTCCGTTTTGGTATTTGTAACCAGCTTTAACAACAATAGATAAACCTTTATTCGCTAAAGCTTTTACGTTAACTCTCCCAATGTTAAAAAGTTTAACTTCACACGAGTTTAAACTTGAACCCGTATTAGGTATTTCTTCTGATAAAGCTAACTCAATGTGGTGTGGTGCTTCAATTTGAACAATCGTGTTGAAACTTGAACCAACACGGTATCCTATAAGTACTTGATAAAGTCTCTCAAAAGAGAATGAAATTTTTGACATCTTAAACTCCTAATAGGGATGCAGTGTGAATCCCGTTAGCTGCAGCAGAAAGACCTGATTTAGGAAAGCTTTTTGCAGAGGAAGGAATCCTGTCACTTAAATTATCCATGTTTTCTAAATCTCCCTCAACTACATTAGCAGGAGGGGCTGTAACTTTTGTTGTTCCTGAGGAGCTGGTTTGCGTTTTACTGACTGTATCACTTGTAGCTACTGAGGGTACTGAAGTGGATTCTTCAGGGATTCTGATCTCTTTGAGTTCCATTGATACAGCGAACGAATTCCATAAAGTGACATCTGTCCTAAAAGTGCAACGGGTAATAGCGCAATTATTTATAACACCGATGTTAGGGATGTACACAGAAAACATCTGCTTTTCCTTCATACTTTCAGTTATACGAGTGTTGTATAAAGTAGCAGGGTGTGAGGAGTCGTCTGAAACTTTTCCATCAATGTTAGTAGCAACTCCAATGTTAAGAGCTCCCATCCCACCCCCTGACGCTAATGATTTTACAAAATCTACTAACCCAAGGTCATTAGAGATAACTCCATTGAAACTAATAGTTCGTGGTTGATTCCTTATGTGATCTGTGTTGTCTGTTTTATCATTTACAAAGTACGTGGTAACCTCTGCTCCGTAAGACACCTGTACATCTGTTGTGGCATCTAATAGTAGCTCTATCTTACCCTCCATTTTACCTGAGTTAGTGTACCCCATTGCTTGCTCTTGTGGAACTAAGTATATGCGCTTATCAAGAGTATCATTATAACTAGTGGACATATAGTCTCCTTATAAGAGGGTTTTACCCCTCTATTAAAATCTTACATAGTTGGTGCGACACCAAGTTTTTCAACGAAATCTGTTCCAAGTTGACCCTTAGAACCCTCAAACCTAGAACCATGAAAAATAGTTACATTTGACACTTCTCCACTACCCTTAGAACTATCCACTGGACTATTATACTGGTAAGTGGTACTCTCACGGCTACCTGTTAGGTAGGGGCTGAGTTGCACACCATTAGCTTTAAGCCCTGTTTCTTTGTTGGTTTGCATTTTATCAAACATAGCACCCCATTGAGAGGAGTCTGTGAAGAACAACCACTCAGGTAATGTACCTTCTCCAAATAAAAAGTCTGAGGTTCCTTTACCTCCATCTCCATCTACGAATGTTTTTCCAAGTAATGCCATACCTGTAATAGCTCCAAGTAACCCTGCCATTGGGATTGATGCTGCAGCGGATATAGCTTCTAGGAGGGTTAAGACTGGTTTAAGTTTACTTACAACAAATACACCAGCTACTGCTGCCATAAGAGACTCTACACCTGTTAGGTATGTATCTTTCTCTGAAGAGGATAAATCTTTCCAAGCATCACTTATGTCTTTTATGCCAGCCCCTATGTTTTCTAAAACATCACCTGTTACATTACCTGCTGCTACGAAGTTCGATTTATTACTCTTTAATACATCAGTTAGTGTGTCTAGGAAAATTCCTAAACCCCCTTTCATGGAATCCCCGAACCCCATTTGAGAATCACGGTATCTTGCACTTAGTTTGTCTTGCTTTCCTTGCATAGACCCTTTTTTGTATAACTCAAAACCGTCTTTGGTGGTATCTTGTAATTTAATCATCCCTGAGAATAGGTTCTGGAGATTTACTTTTCCAGATTTAATGTCAGTTGCCATAGCATCTGGGGTAATGTTTGCTTTCATCCCCATAGCTTTAAATAACATAGAAGTTAATACCGAACTAGAGTCCCTCATTTGTCCAAGTTCTTGTCCTGAGGCTGTCTTCCCTGATAAGTTTGCTGCAAATTGCCTAAAACCTAGCATAAATCTGTCAACCTCTTCAGGGTTTAACCCTGTTGCTTTAGTTGACTGAGCCATAGTACTTACCATTCCTAGAACATGCTCTTCAGTTACACCTGCATTATTAGCTAAAGGTCTCATTTCATTGTAGGCATCCATCAAAACATTAGGAGCTGTGTTAGAAGCACTAGCCATTTTGTAGATACGGTCAGCTACTTTCTGAGCTCTCTCCTTAGCACCCTCTGGGTTTATAGATGCTTCTTGAGTGTACAGTGCATTTACTGAGTTTTCCCAAGTCATTGTGGTTTTTACCGCTTTACTAGCTTCATTCCCAGCAACAGCCACCCCAGCCACCCCTGCTATCATAGCTGTTCTTGAACTTACTCCGTAACCACCTCTACTACTCCCCATTCTACTACTACCTCGGCGAGCACCAAGGGAACGTTCTCTACGTTGAGTGTTAGCTTTTTCTCTATCATACCTCTTTTGCCGCTTGCGATTAGTTATATCTTTCTTAATTCTATCATTTTGAGCTTTAGCCTCTAGTTTTAATGCTTTCTTCTTAGACCTATCAGTCTCTTTAGAAATAAGGGCTTGTTGCTTCTTATAAGTTAATACTCTTTTCTCAAGAGCTGACCTAGCTTTTACAGATTCATCTAGGTATCGTCTTGAGTCTTTCTGTCTACGTCTTTCCCTCTTAACTGCATTAGCATTTTTACGGGTTTTACGAGTAGACCTTCTTTCAGAGACTATACTAGCTTTTTCAGAGTCCTTGAGTTGCTTTTTTAATTTCTTAAGACCAGCTTGAGCTTTCTTATCATCAAAGCCTATTGAGATAATAGACTCAACTAGTGTAATTTTCTTGCTCATTAACGGGCTCCTTTTCTACGTTGTTCTTTCTGCATTCTAGCTCTTGTCATTTCTTCATTTTTCGCTTCTATAAAATACGCATCATGTAGATTAGCTCTCTCATAGAGTTTACAGAAAGCATCAAAAGGCATTTCGCATAGTTGCTCATAACTCTCTCGACAGAACTTCCACTCGTAAACTCTGAAAATGATATAATCTGCATCATCAAAGGAGGCAGACTCTGCCACTTCCTTTTCAACAATGCTAGGGTAAGAGGCTTTAGCCTTTATTCTTACTCTTGTATGAAACCACTCATTTCCATAGAAGCGTCTGAAAAATTTAAGAAGTTTACACTAATAGTCCATTTAATCACTTTCATTAATGTGAGGAACTTACCACGGAAAAATTCTTCTATGTCAAGGGCACCTCCATTTACAGATGCTTGATTTAGTAGTAAAGGGGTTAGTTCTTCAAGATTCATTTCATCAATGTTCTCAACAAATAAGTCAGCTAGAGCCGACAAGTCTATCGTTTTAAGTTTATCCTGCATAGCTTTTTCAGCTAGTATAGGGATTATGACTTTTGCTAGCTTAGTCCCATGTCGTATTAATAAAGATGTTCTTAGTTTATTTATTTGAAAATCGTAACCATCAATTGTTGTTTTAGCTATATTGTCAAAAGGGTTTAAAATACTCATTTTAACTTCCTGTTTAATTAAGTTATAGGTGGGTCGAGATCAATAGTGATAACTCTTTCAGTCCCAAATGTTGCTATCTCCTCACGTCCAACACTAAGTCTGGAACTCCATTCATCGGGATTATACTCTTCAGATGGAGGGATAGGGTTTTCAGATGGAGTTAGGTAGACTTCAACATTAAGAGTTAAAATCCCCTCTACCTGTTCAAAGATAGGTGCGTAGAATCGTTTGCCTATTAGATCTTCATTTATTTTATACTGTTGACCTTCTTCAGCAACAGCATCTTGCATTTGTAAATCACCATCAATAGGGAAGATTTCTCCCTCTCCAATAAGTCTTGTGTATGTGACTCTGATGTACGCAAGATATGGTTTTGCGAGAGTGTACTCAACTTGTTGTGTTATGTTGTTAGCATCTAACACGTCTACTATTTTTCTTCCGTGTGTGGCGATACCTGCTGGTAATGTATTCCAAATAGCCTGAGCTATCTTTTCATCATCCCCTAAATGGTGTATTATTACTTCGTATGCCTTAGGTGGTACATTCGTAGAACTAGTGCTAAAAGTGGTGTTAGCATCTATATAGATACTGCTCACATCTTTTTGAGACCTTAAATTTGTTAGGATTGTATCATAGGTTCCACTACCTACTGAATTATGGTCTGTTGTTATCCGTTCTTGTAAAGATCTGTCATTTTCTAAACTATCTCCTAGTATGAAATCCTCTAGATTTATAATAGTTTTTAAACCTGTTACAGGTGTTACCACTACAGTTATGGTGTCAGCATCTCCAAATACTAGCCCTTTTTTCTTAGCTTTTATTTGTTGTTCTATTTGAACATTACTTGGAGTTATTAATGAGGAGGCTTCACAATTCATAGGTGTTTTTTGATTTACCTTAGAGATTTGAAGGTATCCTGAGTCTTCTTTAATAGCTGTGGAGGTGTCTACTAGTAAGGTTGTGATGGTTAGATCTTTACTCAATTCATCTTGTAGTTTAGTTAGAATAGAAATACGAGTACTATCTTCCTTATCGGAGTATACTATGTATTTTTTTGAGTCAATGTCAATACGGTATTTTCTATCATTTTTAAGAACACCTATCGAAGCTTCAAATGATAGACATTTATTTATGTTTATGTATGCTTCCTCAGGAGTGTAGAATTCATCTCCCCGAACACTAGCGTAAGTTGTACCAACTGGGATAAAGGTTTTATTATCTCCCCACACCCTTACTTCACCTATTGTAGATGTTGATGGGGTTCTTAAGAATCCAACAAGTAAAGCTAACTTACTAAGAGAGACTCCGTTTGAGGTCTTGACATACATAGAATCTTCTATCTTCTTAGCTTCTTCCCATACAAGGTGAATTTGAGCTCCGAATGTTTTGTTAAGGCGACTTATTACAGAGTCGTTAGATGTGTCGATTGTTATGTCACTTTTTGTAGCAATTTTGATGTTTTTTATAACATCATTATTTAATGTACGAGTTAAGTCTTCAAGACTTGGAATAGATAAACCATACTCAATTATCTTCCCTGTTTTTGGGTCTGTTCTATTAAAAGGCATTATTAAACCTCCTTATTTATTAGGAACCACTTTAACACATTTTTATCAAAAAGTCAATAGTAAAAAGGGAGAATCTGTGTAGATTCTCCCTAAAAGGTTATTGACCTGTTGTACCTGTTGTACCAGCAGTGAAACCTGCTGGAGTTGATGTGTATTCTAGTACTTCACACCCAAATACCCACGTTTTTGAGTTTTGGTCTACACCTAGTTCAATTTCGGGAAGAGACTTTAAGTAGGCGTTTATCGCTAATGCCAAAACTGAACCACTTGGGTCTTGAATCATTAGAACCCCTGTAGTTATAGGGCCTCCATTTTCAGTAGCAATCGCTATTGCAGATAAAAGTAAATTTGACTCTGCGGTCTGCATGAGCTCGATCTCAATTTCACCTGTACGATCAGCTATCTTAGTTAGCCCCAGTTCCCCTGCGGCACCTACGGTCTCTGTAAGTAAATCTGAGTTACGTCTTAGCCGTAAAAAACTATCAGGGGCAAAACCCTGAATAGCTATCCCATTAAATGCTATGTTTACATCTTTTGGACTGTATGCTGGTAGCATGTTTTTCTCCTTATGCTGCTGTTGGTGTAGTTACTTGACCGACAACTTCAATTGTATTAATAGCACCTGATAAGATACCTATGAATGTTATACCTTTAAGTGCTCTAGCTACCCAATCAATGTTGGATACTTCAGATAGAAGAGGAACAACGAGTGTGTAAGAATCTAGGAAGTTTCTGTTTACTGCACGTTGTAAAGAACTTTGACATACTTCACGTATACGTGCTATCCCACTGTTACTGAAAGGTACTTTACCTCCTTTCACATTGAAAAGAAGACCTTTCAATGAAACTGTTAAATCTTCTGTTAACCAATGAACTCCCCGAATTACATCAATCCATTCTCCACCTGAAGTAACACCTGTTCTAAGAATGTTAACTCCTGCGTCAAGTTGTACATAATTGACATTATTCTCCATTAATCTTCCAAGTTGAGTAGGATTTAGTGGTTTATTGGGGTTAGATGGTTGACCTGAAGCAGGTAGAGCAACATTCAAATTACACCATGTAACAGACCCTGCATCATACGGAGCATTGAACCCTACAAAATAACACTCAGGGTAAGACTCTCCGTACACACCCTTACTAGACCCGTATTGATGGTGGAGTGTGACTGTATGTGTTAGTCCGTTCTCTTTAGCGTACTTGAAGAATGATGTGTCAGCACTTATTAAATCTATATCTGCTTGTGCTCCTGAAGATACAAAATAGGTTTTATCTAATGTTTGAACTTTCATTGCAAGTTTCTCACAGAAAGAACTTTCTGACGCTGGACGTACTTCTGAAGTTACGAAATAGAAATCACTATTAAACTCTACTAGCGCGTCAATTGTGGCCATAGCTTCTTCTGTTCCTGAGAATTCAGTACTGAATGTGTCATTTGTGTGCAGAGCTGTACTGGTATCAACTTGAAATGTATAATCATTATCTAGTGATGTAATCTCTATAGTTGCCCCTTGCCCTGTACCTTTGACACGAACTGATAAGAATTCATCAATGTCTGCTCCTTCTGATGACAGTAGCTGTGTTACTAACTCGGTAGCGATACTCTCAGCATCATCTGTGCTGGCAACATGTGCGTACACTGCGTTGTAAGTAGAACCGCTCAAGTAATTAACCGAGATACTATAAGTCTCAGAAATGTCTCCATCAACTGAGTTGAAGCGACTTGTTGTTATGCCTCCACGTCTTCCAATTTTGATAACTGTAGGAGATGGACTGTTTTTAAAGAATTGGTCAGCAGCTATATACGCTGCGGAGTTAACAGTAAAACCAAAACCTCCATCCTCAACTGCATCAGTGAGTTGTGAGGAAGTGGTAACGTCAATCACCCGTTCGTCTGTTTGCTGGTGAGCACAGATAAAGATAGGTGTTCCGAACCCTGCCTGTGTTAAGTTTATTGAGTTGATTGTGATTTGAACATCAACAACTGGACTATAAGCCATTATAAATCTCCTTAAATTGTAATTTTATTAGATACTGTAATCTCTGTAGTTAGATCACTAATACGGTAATTCCCTGATACTTCTACACTCTCAATAACTGCTACACCTCTTCCTAGAGGAGCCCAATCACTTATAGCGGTAAAGAATACATCCATTTCAGAACCTTCAATAAAATCCGTTTCTATGAACATAGGTTTTTCACCGATGTCTGAGTATTGTAAAAATACTGCATCTGTTTGCTTGTTGACTTTAGCTCTTAACCTATCATCAACTATAGATACACGAAGCATGTTTAGGATGTTGTCAGAGTCTTCACCATAGCATGTGATGCTTAACCCTACACGGTGTTCGTGTCTGTATCTCAACTCCTTAGTCTCTTCGTCGAGGTATTCTGTTCTTAACCAAGCGTTATCTCCAGCTCCACGTAACGAGGTGAGTTTTTCAACTATAATGTACGGGAAGTCAGGTCTTATTGATTTAGTATGAGATTTTATAACAGATGGGAGAGACCCAATTTCTGAGGGCATTTCTGATAGGAGACCATCTAACACTTCACGTATGTGGAGTATCATTCCTTCTTGAATTTTCTTATGATTTACGAGAGCCATTTAGCGCATCCCTCCTGATCATTTTAGCGCGGTGATGTGTGAGTCTTCCTGTTGATGAATCCCACTCATTATTCTCAAAAATCTCATACTGCTTACCTTCAAAGGTAATGTAATCAGACTTGATTTGAGATCTTTCATCAGTTATAATCAATTTATGGTGTGTGTAGATTTCTCTACAATCTTTTTGATGGACTCCTGAGGGAAGTATTTTTTGATACTGTGACCCAGCAAAAGTTGGTTGGACAAGACAATGTATAATTACATCAGTCCTAGTCTCTGAACAAGTCCCATCTTCATTCCAAATACCTGTGGAAGTTTGTCTACTTAGAGTGACTTTATGTTTTCTTAAAAGTCTCATTAATTACTCCTAAAATTGGTACAAGCCTACTGTTTAGTATACGCTAAGTAGGCTTATTTGTCAAGGTAATAAAACTTTATCGTAAATTAGAGTGCCTATCCCACAATGGGTTGAGCGTGTTAAACACTCTTGACATAGCTCTACGTCCCTCTCCAAGACTAAACGGGTTACTTGAACCTGTTAACAATCTTTCTTGTCGGTTAATACCACCTGCAAAGGCAACCCCTGCAAGAAGAAAACTAAAAGAAGGATCTTTTGTAGCTCTATCAAGAAGTTCTTTATAATGATCATATATCTCAGACTCTTTGACATACAATCCTCCAGCTTTCTCAGTGATGTACCTAGCATACTTGAATACTAACATTTTTAAAGCTTCTAAAGCTGCTCTGTTCTCATTCTTACCTTGGGATTCATAAAGGTACTCGTAAACTTCATCAGATAGACCTTCATCTACTTCATCTGTATCCCCTACCTTTAACCTGATTCTATCTATAACAGAGTTCATAGGGTCATTTGTGTAACTCATAAAGTCTCCTTAATTTTATACTAGTGTACTGCCTCTCTTCTATCATTAGATTTTTCAAGGTTGTTTATACGTTCGTCTTGCCTACCAACAATAATAGTTAAACTTGTAGTGGCAATAGTGAATTGTTTTACACCCTCTTTAAACTCTTTAAGAATAGAGTTAGTCACTTCTGTGGTTGTTCTTATTCTACTTAACTCTTCTTTTAAATCTCGTAGATAAATTGTTTGTTCTGTGTTAATTAACTCTTGTTGTGCAATACGAGCACCTTGTAAAATTGATATATCAGATGTCTTTTCAAGTCGTAGCATTAGATCTTTTCCCCCTTTCAGGGCTACCTCTACGCTTGTGACTCTAGCCTCTAGTAAAACAGATTGATTACTGCCAGAGATATAAGCTCCTAAGAGGCTAAAACAACCGATAAGTAACGCAATCGCGTTAACTCGTAACCACTGCATAATAACATCCCCTTTGCTATCTCTGAGAGTTTAGGTGATAGGTTTTTGTTAAGTTAAACATTCCACCTCCTCTTCTACTAAGGGTTCATCCTCTATAATTTCAATAACTGTCGTGTTATCTCCGTAAACCTCAACTATCGTCTCCGCCATAAGAACCCCCTTGTTGTATCCGCATAAACATAACATTTCCCTCTAACAATAGTGGTTATGTTTTTATCAGAGTCTTCAAGTTGTACGTCATAGATAAAAGACCTTCTCTGAAGTTCTGTAATACCTAGTAGAACTCTTGTATCTCGTGCTGAGAGGTTGAATACTATCTCTGAGGTCTTTGGGTCTATTACTGCTAAAAACGTTAGAGGGTGCTCCTCTGTTCGTTTTTGGAGTATCTGCATAGTTGCTGTGAAACCTGTTAAATCTTTAGGGAGACCATTCAAGGTTTTCCACCTAATGATAAAAGTCTCGGTATCACCTGCATACAGTTTTAAGTTAAATTCTGTAGGTAGCATACCACTCTCCTTTTAAGGTACACAAGCTTTACGAAGCTCAACATAAATAGAACTTGTTACTAAAGGTTTCTTAGACTTACCTAAAGATACCAGTGGTATTAAAGGGACTAGTGAAACCCACTCATTATCTGTGTAAGAGCAAGTCTCACCAGACCTAACAGCTACAGATAAATCAGATGCAAACTGGTTAATACCTGAAGAGTATAGGACACGACCACTGTCAAATTTAATAGTGTAAGATGCCTCTCTAAAAGCTAGTGTTTGACCTGCTGCTACTTTCTCTGTGATCGTATGAACTCTTGCAGCGTCTTTATCCTCAAGGATGTTTAAATACATCTTTTTTAAGAAAATACCTAAATGATCCCCTGCCTCTTTTGGAAAAATTGTTAATGTCATCATTTTTACCCTCTTTTAAACATAAAAAAGGAGAAGAGAACGAATCCCTTCCCCTAGTGAGTAGTTTACTGAATTGTAATTATGTAGCAACCACTGTTACACAAAGTTGAGGTTTCATACAAACAAACAAAGGAGACATTTCAATTTCCATTGTTATAAATTTGTCGTGTGGGTCATTCCATTGGTACATGAACATCTCTTTACCAACACGGTTAGCACCTGATAATGTATTTGCTGGGCCATGATAACCACGGTATAAATCACGAAGACCTGTAACCATTACATGAGCTTCATTTTCACCGATAGCAGGAACTACTCCATTTTCGGCTTTAGGGAAGTTACTAGGTTTATTGTCGTTGTACTCGTTATCACTGATGTCTAGATTGAACTCTGCATCGTATGACAAGAATGTAACACCTTGATGAACAAAGTGATCAACAACTCCCCATGTTTCGTACGTTTGCAAATTACCACGGATAACATCCGAGTTAGCTCCGATAACTGCGTACTGCATGTAGGCTTCTCTAATTTTATGGTTATTAACCAAAGCATCAAAGAATGTTGGAGAAACTAACAAAGTGAAACCACCAATTGCCCCACCTGTTTTAGCATTTTTAGCCAGTGTACGTTTTAGTTTACGGATTGCTCCATCAACATTAAACGCTGGGTCACTTAATTCCCATTCAATTTTCATGTCTGACTCAGTCAGACCAAACTGTTTGAACATGTCTGCTATTTCATGACCTTCTGCATCAATAGTGTGACCTTTGATAGCTGAGATTTTCATGAATTCTCGGGTTTGATCTACGTTAACTCGCATGTCTTCCATTTTAATAGCGATAGCAGAAGCTAAATCTTGAGCTCCACCTGCCTCACCAAGTTTAAATTTACCTTGAATGTCTGAAGCTGTGATGTCGTCTTCATGTGAGAAGTAAGGAAGTGCTAAACTGAATACTTCAGATTGACGATCTTTCCCTTTAGAGTGAGGTTTCCCACGTCTAGATGTTTGAGGGATTAACGTACTTGTTCTGTACTCTTTCTCGAAGATTACAGACTCTTGTGAAGTTCCTTTTGATGTGAAAAGGTTCATACTGTTGATTAAGCCGTATTGATTGTCAATCTCTAAAACTTCTTTAGTCCAATCTGTAACTTTAAGTCCGTTTGATAATGTTCTTACGATAGCCATTTAAAGCTCCTTCTATTTATTTGTATGGGCGAAAACCACGTTTATTACTTACTGAGTACTTACCAGAGAGTTTATCAATGATTGTGATACCCTGAGCTTCTAAAGAGGCTTTAACTAAATCGGTGTATGTATCACCTTCTAATGATAATCCTCCGAGACGAACCATTGCATCTCCACGAACAAGTAAAGCTAATGTTACTGTATCAGGTGATTCTAGTGTCCAATCAGGAGTAATTTGACCGTCTTCAGGAGAATAAAATGTTGGGTCACCTACGCGTTCATCAACAATAATACCGATGTCGTATAAAGTCGAGTCAGTGGTGAAGTTTTCATCTAAAGCTTCGAATGGTGTTTTTTCATCTGCATCTTTAAGACGCATAACAATAGCACCAACCTCAACAACCCCTTTGAACCTAGTTTCCCCTGCTGTGATACCAGTTGATGATCCTGCAATTCCTGCTAAGATTACAGCTTCGTCTGAACGACAGAAGTTACGGTCTCTCCATTGTTCACGGATTAAGAAATTGCTAACATTATTATTTGTAGTTAAAATAGCTGTCATTTAAGTTTTCCTTATTTCTCGTTTTTACGAGATTTGATAATGTCTAGAACAGATGCGCCTAATTTAGCTACGTCCATTTGAGACTTAGTTAAGTCAGTAGTTGTACCTTCAAGGTCACTACCGTGTTCTTTTTCACCAAATGTTTTGATAGCAGTTCGAGCTTTTTCTAGGCTAGCTAGAATTAATTCAGAAGCTTTACCTGCGTGTTTAACAAAATGTTTTGCAACATCTTCAACATCACTTTCCTCAAAAAGGTTAAAGCCTTTGATTACATCAGATGTATCTAAAAGAATTTTCTTAGCTGCAGCTTTCTCTAAATCTTGTAACTTAATAGCTACCTTCTCTAAGTCAGCAATCTTTGAATTTTCTTTCTCTAAATCAGCAATCTTAGCTTTCATTCCAATTAATTCTTTGTTGGCTTTTTCAAGGTCTTCTACTTTTGAAGCTTGAGCTTTCAAGAGGTCTAATGCTTCTTTAGAAATAGTAGGCTCTCCAGCTTTGTTTACATCAGCAATTGTGAATAATTTTTTAGTCATTTGTAATACTCCTAATAGGAAATGTTTCCAATTCCCAGAAGGGAAAGGATTAAATTTATCAAGTTATACTATCTTGATTCGTTGTGTGGTAACTCTTACTTGTTCATTAGTAACTCGCAAGTAACCATCTTCATAGTCGGTGATACGGATTTGATCTTTTGAATAAGAAGAAGAATGATCCTCTTCATTGTATTCATCAACCTCAGTAGTCTGAGTAATGTATTTTGATTTCATCACAAGGGCTTCAGTAAGATTAGCTGCACGATCTACTAACGCTACGTGAGTTTTTGCCCCAGAGCCCATAAACGGTTGATCGAAATTGAACTTATGAATTCTACGTTTAACTTTCATCTAGCACCTCTGTAAGAGCAGAACACCCAACAGAGAAACCTGTAAATGTTCCTGCTTTAGTGGCTTTCCACAATTCATCGTTATCAATTCTGTTTGTCATTATCCAGTCCCCTTTTATAACATCTCCATTTTCGAAGGTCATATCAGCAGGTGCTATATAGCACTCTACTGTTACCATGTCAGACTTGGTTACATCTAATGTATGTTGTACGTTACCGTTCATACAGAATGCTACATAGTCATGACAGGCTTTTTTAACAACATCAAAAGAGTAGATGTCTCCTTGTGAGTCAACTACTTCTGGACGAAGTACAACAGCAGTAATAAGACGTTGGTCTTTATCAATACTTTTAGCTAAATCACAACTAGTTGTTATAGAACTGAGGAATTTTTTATCTATTTTAGACATTAATTTGATACCCCTTTTGATTTACTTAGTCCCTTTTTTTTAGGAGCAGTACTTGGATTACTTGAACCTGTCGATTTTAAATCGCTTTGGTTATTATGATTTAAAAGTTCTTTACGAATCTTCTTATTAGGGTTAGCAATAGGAAGTCTTGCGATTTTTCGTAATTCATCTGAAAGGACTTGGTCAACTTCCATCACACCAGCTTCAACAGTACGTTGGACGTAGGCACCAAGTTTATCAAGGTCTCTTTCATCTAAATCTTCGTATGTTATTTGTGGTAATGGTTTACTTACATCCCAACCATTCATAATAGCTGTTTGAGTTATAAGGTCTCTGTTGATTACTTCTAACAACTGAGTTAGTATTGATTTAATACCTACAGCCATTAGGTTAGTTTTGTTATCTGATAAGGCAAAAGAACCTGTTGATTCTTGTCCCATTTTTAAAACGTCCGCTAAGTACGCCATAAGGATTTTTGTTTCGTACCTGTTGATTATTTTATCTGTGTCAAACTGTTTAGAACCCTCTACACTAACCAATCGGAAGTCGAAGATGTCTTGTTTACTCGCAGGGTCAATAAATCTAGGGAAGACTAACCCAGCTTGCTCATTCATGTGCATGTTACGGATAACATCCTGCATGTACGAGTAAACTATCTTTTTGTCCTCAGAGGCATCAGGTGACATGTACTCAGGTGGTAAGCTAATCATAGGCATACCGTTCATGTCCCTTGAAACTCCAATAGCTTCAAATTCAGCGATAGTTGTTTTATATTTCCAAGGTACTCTACAAGCTTTTAGTGGGGTATTCCCTTCTGGGTTACCTCTATCACTATCGAACTTAAAGTGTAGTATCTTTGAGTAAGGTATTAAAATGCTTTGAGGTAATTCTCTAGAACTTCCTGTAAAAGCTTGAACAGTACTTAAATCTTGTTCAACGTATTCAATACTGCGAACCTTAGCATCATAAACCCATTTAGAGATTGTATCTTGAGACCTAATAGGTAATTTAGCCCACCCAATCTTATTATCGTTATGTTTTGATTTATGTAGTAATTTACTGTGGTAACCTTTACGAGTTTTATACACTTTCTCATGAAGACAGAAACCATAAGTCATCATACTTAGTGCTTCATTTATAAACTCTGACCAACTGTTCTCCATGTCGTTCATACAACTCCAAATGAATTTTTCACGTTCTTTCATTTGTTCAGTCACTTCTCCTTCCCCATCTGGTGTTGTTACACTCCATTTTACATTTCTAATAAGGGATTTTATTGCGATTGTAGCTGCGTAAATTGTCTCATCTCTTGACATAATCTTACATGTATGTATTAAAAGAGGCCACCTAAAAGCTTCATCAACTTCTTCATAAATACGACCATCTGCTATACGCAAACCTGTAGTAGTTAACTCACCTAAAGGTACAGCACTTGGTACAGGAGAGGAAGGTTTTTCCTTAGGAGTGAATAGTGGCAAACCTACTGCATTTATCAATCCTTTAGTTTTGTTTAATGTTGTCATAATTAACCTCTACTGAACGGATTTGTTTGTCCGAAATGTGGTAGTGCGAATGCACCTATAAAACGTGTTTCAGCAAGAGTAATAAAAGCATCTGCGGTGGCATCTACTTGATCATCTTTAGTCTTACCATCCCCTGTGAATGCCTCTAACTCTGAAAAGTACAGAGCGTTCCAATCACCTTCTACCACTCTTACCATACCAGCCTCTGCCATAGCAGAAAATGGACTGAACCGTGTTACTTTATTGGCATTGGTTGCTCTAATCTTAGTAGTGTTTCCTTGTTCTGATAGCATTCTAACTTGTTGCATTGCTGCACTTTTACCAGCTGCTCCTGCATCTTGAGGTACTGTGATTAGAACATCAGACCCGTCATAAGACCCTGCTTCACTGATCTTTTTATTAACTCCATCAGGTCTATCTCTGAACCTGATCACATCTTCAATAACGTAAATACCTTCTTTAGTCTTAGACATTCTAACACCTGCTGTCCAATCTGGATTAGGATTTACATCTGAGGGAAGCGTAGCAGCAAAATCCCAACTCCTAACCCTTACAGCATTAGCTGGGGGCTTACTAAGAAGTTCACCACACCAAGATCTTTCAAAGTAACCTGAGCCTTGTGGTCTAACATCCCAATTTCCGTAACGTAATCGCAAACGGTTAACTCTAGGTAAGTTTTCTAACTGAGCTCTGTAAGCAGGTTCTAGTTCATCTAGTATTGGATTATCGTCAATAGTTCCACAGATGAACGTGTATGTCATTATCTCACGGTCTTTAGTAGCAGGGTACTCTTTGAAGAGTTCCTCTTTTGTCCACCATGAAAGCATGTCGTTACCTTTAAAGAGGAAGTATCTTGTTTTGTTTGTAAGATCTCTGTTTGGACACCCTTTCATTTTCTCAAAATCTTGAGTACCATCATCCTCAGGCACATCTTGTTGATATAAATAAGGTTTAACCCACTCATACACAAAATGATCTCTATCTGGATTCATAGAACACTTCATAAATGATTTATTACGAGCACGAGAACGCATTCGAGATCTTAGGTAATTAAATTGGTAACTAGAGAAATGTGTAAATTCATCCCAATAGATAGCTGAATACTGAACACCTTGATGTCCATCAGCATGTTTTTCTAACTCCATGTAAGCAAATTTTAATTTAGCACCTGAGGGGAAGTTAGCAATTCTATCCTTTTCCCTGAATGTTGCACCAAAAGGTCGGTACATCCGTTTAGCTTCAGGCCATAAAGATAGGTCTAATTGGTTTGTTGTAGCACGAAAGAATACCCCGAAGAAATCAGGATCATCAATATATTGTAAAGCGTCCATAAGGATAGCGTGACTCTTCCCTGAACCAGCTGCACCGCCATAGAAGACGATGTCACATCTGTTGTTAAGGAAGTCTGTTTGAGACCCGACTTGAGGAGCTACTATTTCTCTTTTTGTAGACATAGTAGCCTCCTATTAGGTTTTTTGAATTGGAGTGGAAGTTGTTGAATTATCTTCTAATGGTTTACGCAAAGCTTCAAGAGCTTCTAGTAGGTCTCCGTATGTTTTGACTTCTAAATCTAGTACATCTACAACTAAAGCGATAAAACCATGAGCATTATTTACACTATTTTGAAGAGATTCTTGAGTGTCAAATAAACGAACTTTAAGTTGTGCAATAGAATTATGAGCTTTTTCTAAATCTGTAATTTGTGGCATGTTTTGCTCCTTAAATAAGCATAAGTGTTTACTGTTAGTGTTAAAATAGTTTAAGGAAGAATCCTTGAAATAGGAGCAATGAACATTGCAATTAAAAGACATGAGGAATTGAGGTTTGTAGTTTTAAAGAACGTTGAGGGTATCAAAGACTCTTTCTTAAAGTTATTCCCTAACTGTCTATACAGTATAGCAAGCTTATGTTAATCTGTCAAGCACTTTATAAAGGTAATGTCAAGTTTTATTTTGATTAAATTTTAGGCAATAAAAAACCCCGAATCAATTTCTTAAAACGGGGTATAACTTTTGTCGGAGAAACAAAATGAAAATAAGTTTAGGTTGTATGGTTACCCTAGGGAGAATCGAACTCCGATCTTAACAGTTATGAGCTGAACGCTTTTACCAATAAGCTATAGGGCTTAGAATTATATTTATTAAGTTGGTACGCCTACGAGGATTCGAACCTCGACTAAAAGCTTAGAAGGCTACTGTGCATCCATTACACCATAAGCGCATTATTGGAAGATTCACTCAGAGTTGAACTGAGACCCGAAGATTTGCAATCTGCTATCCTACCGTTAGACGATGAACCTATTATTTTGGCAGAAGATACAGGACTCGAACCTGCACACCATTTTCACAGTGAATGGGTTAGCAACCCATAGCAGTACCATTATGCTTAATCTTCTAGAGTGTTATTTGGTGGAAGCGGTAGGACTCGAACCTACACACCGCGCTACTAACGCAGTGACCAGTTTTCAAGACTGGGACGATACCAATTTCGTTTCACGCTTCCTTATATGACGAGAGCTATAATAAAACTTTATACTATTACTCAAGTATTTGGCAGGTCACCTAGGATTCGAACCTAGAGATCTAGATTTGGAATCTAGCATGTTACCATTGACATCAGCGACCTATTTTCTATCATTATTAAGTTGGAACAGGTAGTCGGATTCGAACCGACAAATCTGACTTGGAAGGACAGCGTTTTACCATTGAAACTATACCTGCATTATATGTTACTACACAATGTGTTACATTGCAATACTTTATTTGGTGGGAAAGACAAGATTTGAACTTGTGTCTCTCGGGCTTCAACCGAGCGCTTGAACCAACTCAGCTACTCTCCCTTATATAACCTGTACGGCTCTGTCGTTTCCTATTAAATAGGTGGATTTTGCGAGTCGCTACGCCATTCTTACAGGTGATTTTGGCAGTCTTACCCAGACTCGAACTGGAAATACATTCTTCAAAGGAATGTGTGTTACATTACACCATAAGACAATTATTTGGTAGGAGAGGAGGGACTCGAACCCTCAACATTTGCATTCTAAGTGCAACGCGTCTACCAATTGCGCCACTCTCCTAATGAGGTTGATACTATTTCATGTGGGGATACCTCTACCGCCACTCTACCAATGAGGTTGATACTGTTTCATGTGGGGATACCTCTACCGCCACTCTACCAAATAAATTTCAATTCCGCACTTAAAGGTAGCGGTTCACCTAACATTGTTTGGAGGCGAGAGCAGGATTCGAACCTGCGATCTTAAGCTTATGAGGCTTATGAGTTACCGCTTCTCCATCTCGCTATTATTTGGTGCCGCCATGAGGGATCGAACCCCAGACATCTTCATTACAAGTGAAGCGCTCTACCAACTGAGCTATAACGGCTTAATTTTATTAGAGGGGTATTCTTACCTAAAGATTCACATAACATTCCAAGCGCTTGTAGGATTTGAGATGTTGTGTTTCATTTGTGCTGAATCTTTCAAAAGATTACACTACTTAAAGAAAAGCCCTCTAATAAAACTATTTGGTGCCCAGAGGTGAAGTCGAATCACCACAGCGTTAACGGGAGGGTTACAACCTCTTGGGTTCGCCTATACCCAGTCTGAGCATTAATTTGGAGGATTAGGTTGGAGTTGAACCAACAATCATTCGGTTAACAGCCGAGCGCATTTACCATTATGCTACTAATCCAATTAATAAGTTTTGTAAAATAGTTCTTAGTATTAAAGCTATTTTACAAACCCTATTATAGGTTTGACACATTGCGGAGGTTGAGATTATACCTCTAAACGATGAACCTTTAACTACCCTTATGTTTTAGGGTGTATCCACTCACTCTCGTAAGTATTCCATCAACAGTGCATTTTAAAGTCATGCGGTAGACTTGACATTATACATTACTCTAACGTTCCCTTCCTTCCGACCTTATGAGCCGTTCTACACCGCTAAGTGTTTAAATTCTGTTTCCGTTAAAACCTATCAGGCTTGTGACCCTCTAAGCACCAAATTGCGTGTGACTTTGGCATTAACTGTCTTTCATGTATAACCGTGAGAAACTTTTACATCATTCTATCGAATGTAGAAAACTATAAAGAAGTTTTTTGATTCCGAACTGAGTGTTCTCACTGGAATTTATTCCCTTTTGAAGAACAAAATACTCCACTCAGTCTTGCCTTTCACCTGATAAGGTTACTAAACTGCTTTTAAGATTCTGCGTTTTTCATTGCTGACCCTTAATTCGCTGCATGACGCTTTTATCATCTCTGACTCAAACTAACATGCTACACATTATCACTCAGGTTCTCAACTTTGTTTGCATGACAGATAAACTCTTGCTATAGAAGTTTATTCGCTTTTTGATTATAAGCTCATAAGAAGTCGAACACTTCAATCTGTCTAAAAAGTCTTGTTACCTTATCTCCTGTTTCAAGAAGCCACCTCGTACATTAGGTGGTGATTGTGCTTGTATACTTGATCCATTGCAGTGTCTACAATCGGTGATGGTATTGGATAGCCACCTTTCCTACCTTTCGATAGATTATTCTAACAGCGTATACTTCCGTAAAACATTTTCAGTATTAACTAGAAAGTGCTTAGGGGTGATGTATGGGTAACGCTCCCATGCCTTCTCCTTCACAGGGAGGGGTTCTACTATTAAACTAACATCACACCTAAGCATTCTCTTAGGATTCTCAATTATTTATACACGCTGAGCTTTTGTCGTGGTATTTAGTACGCTTACTCAGAGATAAAGACCCTGAGAGATTATTGGTATAACCTTAGAGGACGATACCGCTATAGCGTATAATTTGGTACACCTGCTCAGATTCGAACTGAGAACCGACTCATTAAAAGTGAGATACTCTACCATTAAGTTACAGATGTATTATATGGTTAACTGACGTTCAGAGTTTACTGCTCTATTTTATCGTTGCCAGTTAACACCAACGAGACTTTGATTCGTTTCCCAACTAAAGGTTAATACAAACCTGCATCTTGACTCATATGCTTGAGTATCCTTCTCAGGGAGTGTCAGTGGTTTTCCGCACCATCTTACGCTAAACGGGATAGTTTTTGACTCTATCAAAACTGGAATTTGGTGGAGAAGCGGAGGATCGAACTCCGATGATTGCAGTGCAAGTGCAACGTAATTCCATTATACGACAACCCCAAAACCCACTTAGTATTTATACACGAAGTGTGGGCAACGTGTCGTCCTTATTTATACATGAAAGACCTCATGTTATCATAACTTCGGGAGAAGCAAGAAATATGGTACTCAGTAAGAGAATTGAACTCTTATTACCTGCGTGAAAAGCAGATGTCCTAACCATTAGACGAACTGAGCATAATTTGGCAGACTTAACGGGATTCGAACCCGTGACCTA